ATGTAACTTAATGCCAAGATATTTTTTATACGCTTCATAACCTTCTTGCATTACTCTTGTTTTTGCAACTCTAAATATGCAATTAATTTTTCTGGTGTACTCTCAAAATAAGGATCTTCATCATTTGAAAAATTATTAATACCTGGTTCTTCAGCAAGATATGTAATAATTTCGTTGTCTATAATCATAGAATAACGCCATGATCTCAAACCAAATCCTTGTTTAGGTTTATTGACTAACATACCTAACGATCTTGTAAATGTGCCACAACCATCTGGTATCATTTTTATTTTTTCAATGCCTTGTGCGTCTGCCCATGCGTTCATTACAAAAGCGTCATTAACACTAATACAATAAACTTCATCTATGCCTAGTTCTTTAAACTTGTTATAACTTTCTTCATAACCTGGTAATTGTTTTGATGAACATGTAGGTGTAAATGCACCTGGTAAACCAAACAATACAACTTTCTTATCTTTAAATAGTTCTATTGTTGATACGTCTTGCCATTCGCCTGCTGTTCTAAATTTAAAAGTGTGATGTAATACATTCATAAATCTCCTATACTGGTAAAGTTGCTGTTTTTGGTAAAAAATTTAAATCTTGTGCGTTCATTTTAATTTTGTCTTTTAAGTTTCTGTTTATTAAATGAGTAACTTGTTCAGGTTCTATTTCTTTTTCTCTACAATAATCTAATACTGCCTCCATGTGTGATATTCTTTTTTTACTTGCTATCTTTTCGATTATTAATGCAAATTGTTTTGGTGTCATTCTTTCTCCTTGTGGTATCCTTCGCTACGATTTCTATTCAACCTCGTCAGATTGTTTACTCTCATTAGCGAAGGAATCGTTAACTATATCTAATAGTAATTCTGTGTCAAATATCCAATCCATACCATAACCCATTAAACATGTTTGACCTGTTTCTTTAATAGTTAAAAATACAGAACCATTTTTTAGTTCTTCACTATACCAGAATGATACCCATGCAAAAGTTTCTGAGTTAGGGTCACCACTTGATTTTACATCTGACCATGCGATTGATTTTTGTTTGAATATACTACTCGCATATGAAAAGACTAAAGGTCCATCACCACAATAAATTGGCACTTGTGTTGTTGTCATTACGCCATCTGGAAATAAAGGGTGATTTTCTGATTGTGCCGTATTTGTAATAAAACTTAACACTACAATAATACACCATATGTACAATATTTTTTTAATCATACTATAAGTTTACTGTCTGGTTTTACTAGACTAGTTGTGTTTTGTTCGTAGGCATTTTTAATATTATCACCAGGGTTAGTAGTGCAAATAATATTATCTTTTTTAATCATAATGATTTCATCTTCACTATAAGGTATATAAGGTTGAAAACCTATTCTAGTATTTTCACCAGGTTTACCTTGCATAGGTATTAAAACAAAAGGTTTCTTAATTGCGTCATGTGTTGTTGTGTGTTCTTTTTCTTGTGGTGCACCTACAACGTCTTCACCTGTAGTTAATCTGTATAATTTAATTGACATTTTTACTCTCCTGCCATTTGTAAAAGTCTTGTACTGCCTCTTTCAATTGAGGTAGGTAATCAACTTTCTTTTTTGTAAACACTTGTGTTGTGCCTTCTTCAGTAGTGATTAGTATTACAACTTGTGTTACTTCTTCACCAAAGTGTTCTTTATACATTTCTGCATAAGCACTACCTTGAATAAAATAGTTTTCAATCCAGTCTTCGTTCTTTTCTTTAGTAGATGTTTTAAAATCTATGATAGATAAAACGCCATCATATTCTGCAATACAATCGACACGACCTGCAACTGTATAATCAGTTGAAAACATTTGTGCCTCTTGTAAACGTATATTATTTATTTTTGATAGTTCTGGTTTTAGAACATTAAACATCATTCTTGGTAGAAATTGTTTTTTATATTTGTCAACTTGTTCTAAGTCAACATTGTTTAGATAGTCTTCTACCATATTATGTACTGCTGTGCCTCGATTTGCCGCTTGTATCATTACATGGTTTGCAACTTCTTCGCCTACACTTTTACGCCATTTTATTAATCCTTCTTTTTGACGAATTGATAATACTGACGTGATAGACGGATAAATCTTTTTAGTTTCTTGATCTTCGTAAAATCTTTTACCATCTACATTCTTTGCTTTAAGTAGAGGTAAGTCATTTAGTGGTGGTTGATGTGTAAACATTATATAATCCTTAATAGTTAAAACTATTATATCACGGCTTGACTAAAAAGTCAAGCACTATCTTCTAGTAAAAAATGGGTCTGGTTCTTTCTTTGCCTTTTCCATTGATTTAACTAGGAATTTGTTAAAATCTTTGTAAGCAACGTGTTGACCATATCTATATGCAAGGTATATAATTATGCATACTAATATTGTATGTGTTATTGCGTCCATTCTTTTGCCTTTTCTGTGACTTCACTCACTCGTCTTGTCCACCCTTTACCAAATGTAGCAAAGTTAGATAGACTTTCATAATAATTTTGTCTCATTAAAGCATAACTCTCAATAGTTTGATTAACGCCATAGTGATCAACATACTCTTTAATTTTACCTAATGTATTAGGACCTATGCCGCCATCAACTGTAGTATTTACTAGTCTCTGAATAAATTTTGCAGCACGACCAGGTCCTGCATTTACAGCAAAGTCAAATATACATAAGTCTAGACCTTCTGGTAGATCATCACCTTTCACTCTATCCCAATAATTCTTTTTATAGATAGGTTCAACATCTTCTTTTGTTAAATCTTTCATTTCTTTTTCGCCACCAAAGTCTTCGTAAACTCTTTTAGTGACACCTAAGTTTGTTTCACCACCTGGATCTTTTGGGTGATTTACATAACCACCTTCGTGGTGTAATATTATTTCTAATGCTTCTGAAAATTTATTGCTCATAGTGAAGTCCCATCTTTATTTTGTTAATTAAATATGATTTCAATAGACCTGATCTAACAATGTCGCCAATGTCAAATTCTATACACTCTATCTCTTTCATTTGTTGCATGATATTAACGAAATCTAAAATACCGTTTCTATCATTTGTCTTAGTTAAATCTGTTTGCTGTATATCACCTGCAAACACAATTTTAGTGTCTTGACCTACTCTTGTCATAATAGTATCTAACTCATGAAAGTTTAGGTTTTGACACTCATCTACGATTATTACGCCATTGTCTATTGTAATACCTCGTAAGAAACTTGTTGATAAGAAATCTATAGTGCCTTGATTTCTTAAATTATTATACAACTGATCAAACGATCTCTCGTCTGGTTGTTTAAACATAAATCGTACCATGTTTTGATACGGCACTTGATATAGATATGATTTATCCTCTTCATCGCCAGGTAAAAAACCTATATCTCTTGTAGGTAATAATGAACGAACAATATATACTCGTTCTCTTGGTGATTTAGGATCTAGCACATCTTTCAATGCATTGTATAATGCAACAAAAGTTTTACCAGTTCCTGCTACACCATATAAAAAAAGATTTTGCCCTTTTTGATATTGAGTAAAAACTTCTTTTTGATTATCTGTTATGGGTTTAATCTCTGTTAATTCTGTGTGAGTTATACCCAATGTTTTCTTTTTACTTACCATTTTATTTTCACTTTTTTTATGAGTTGTTGCTCAGTTTACATTTTCGGATTCTGTTTACCAGTATATAATATTCCTACCATTGTACTGCAACATATCTAGTTCTATTTATATTTTTCCTTTTGCTCGTGCAATTTTTCTATGTTTAGCAATGACCTCTTTAGTCTTTGCTTCTTTAATACCTCTACGTCTATAACGTTCACCTAAAGGACTTTCAGGATGTTTATCTGCAATTCTACTTAAATGATCTTTCCAACCACTATCTGTTTTACTATCTATTTGACCTGTAGTTGAAACTATGTTCATTTGTGTAGGTGGTAACAAAGTAATATGTTTTTTCTTTGTAAACTTTTCCATATCTGCGATAGACATATATTCCTCAAACTCTGTTTTTGTATTCTTATTGTAAAATCTATATGTTGGCATTTTCGCTTGCTCTCCACTCTTTTCTCATTGTAATATATATCGGGTCTGTGGTTACTCTATCTCTTGCTCTTTTAAATATCTGTGCTGACTTTGCTTTATCACTTGTTGCCCAATCTTTTTCTTGCGGTCTAACATTACCGTTATCATCATATTTTTTACCGTCTTTATGATTTGCATATCTTCTTGCTCTTGTAAAACCCATTTCTAAAAATTTTCTAGTCATATCCATACCAACAAAATCTTTTATATTTCTATAAGAGTTATATAAGAATAGTATTGCTGAAGCAGATACAAATGCCTCTTTAGGTGTTTTAAAACGCCAATGTTTACAAATAATATTTGTATATGGTCTTACTAATAATACACCTTGTTCACCTCTACCTATACGATATCTTTTATCATTAGGTGTAAACTCTAAATTTTTGTAATCTAAATTGTAATCAAATTCTTTCATGGCACTCTATTGACATTCTGTAATATTCATTCAATTCAAATTTAGTCCAACTCTCTGCCATAACTTCACACTCTTGTTTTGTTAATGGTTCTTGATAAACTATTTGATTACCTACATAGACCCACTCTGAACCTGTAAATCCCCAAAGACTAATTATTAACATA